CACCCCCGGGTATGGAGGGTGGTACCCCTACTATCCCGTCACTGACGCAATAGTAGAGGACCCCGCTTTTGGGGTACCCTCCTGGCCTCTCCCGGTACCATCCAACCCCGACCGGCTGATAATGGCGGCAAGGGGTCGATCTGAAAAAACACGAAAAAACCCACGCCGGGTATGGCGTGGGTCAGTTGGTGGTGGTTGGGTGCGCTACCAGACCCAGCTATGCCCCTTGAGCGCTCGGCAGTTGGCGACCCACCACGCAGCGGCCATCGTGTGCACCTCGGCGCGCCTTGAGAGCTCCGACACGATGCACGCGGGCTCATCTAGTCTCGTGAATACGTCGGCCTCGATCTGATCGATAAGGCTAACGGGCATCAGCAGCGCCCCGGCGTAGTGCTTGGCCTCATCGCTAGGTATCTCGCCTCGATCGAACACGCGTTCGCATCGCCAGGCGGACACCGGCATCCAGTGAGGGCCCATGCGGTAGGCGCCCATGAGCATAGCTGTCCACCACGTTCGCGCCCCATCGCTGAGCTTGGCGTTGACCACGATGGTGGGGCCGTCGCTCTCCAGTAGGCCGCCGACCTTCTCTGGTGGCATATCGAGGGCAACGAGCCTGACGCCGTGTGTGGCCATGGCGTCTGCTAGGCATCCGTCCTGCGTGCCTAGACGCTCTGCCATGGCCCTGCGCTGGTATCGGCTAGGCATCGGCCAGCCTCTTTAGATCCCGCCAGAGCTTCCTCAGATAGCCCCTCGCGAGTTCCAGTTCTTCGGCCCGCCTGCTGTCGTCTCGAGCGCTCGCAGCTCTGGACAGATGGGCGCCGGCATCCTCGCACCGCATGAGCAGCGTAGGCCAGTCGGGCTTGGTCACAGCAGCCACCGCACGTCGTCGTCGATCACAAGCAAGCGAGCCATTCAGACACCTCCCTGACCCCCACAACCTACCCAGCCCACCACCTCGAGCGGGTCACCAGATGCCACGAAACCCAGTACACGAAAGTGGTTCAACACTTCTCGTCGTCTACCACGGACAGATCGTCGCCCTGGCTCAATCCTGGCTCAACCCCTTGCGCCAGCTTTTAGCCCGCTGCTATCGGTGAGTACGACCAACTGGCTCACTGGTTCACCACATAGACCCCCTGTAAATGAGATCAAAAATTCATGGATACTTGCCAACACTGCATTTTCGCTCCCTTTACGAACCCTCTCTATATATATATTTTTGAACCATTTAGTTAGTTATTGGCTATGGATTCGGCTACCACGCAATCGACCTGGCTCAAATACCTGGCTCAAACCCTGGCTCAAGCTGGCTCAATGGCTCAAGCTGTTTTCGGCCTGATTTTCGCCCATTCGCAAGGCTTGCCCGTGCCTTTCGTCGAAAATGGCGTGTTGGCACGCAGTTTGCATAAGAATCGCGGATTTCGAGTACTGACCCCTTCAGCCCTACTTGGCACGCCGTCTGCACTCTGCAAGGTCCGTGCCAGGTTTGATGCTACAATGCGTTGCAGGCGGGCGGTTCTGGCGAGTGCTCGAGGCCGAGCCGCTTGGCGCTTGGCGCTTGGCGCTTGTCACGACTTGTCACGACTGACTTGTGTGGCCTCGCTGGGTCAGGCTGGCCGATAGGCTGAGCGGGTCAACCAAGGAGGCCGCAAATGGCTGACCCCTACTTCGCCCTACCCGGCACCAACTGGAGCTCGCTCAAGATCATCGCGACGAGCCCCAAGGCATACCGGCACGCCCTCACCCATCCCCGCGGTGACTCGCCGACGTTCCAGCTCGGCCGCATGGTGCATCGCTTGGTCTTGGAGCCTGACACGTTCGCCGACGAGTTCATCACCTACGACGGCGTGCGCAACAAGCGGCACAAGGCGTATCAAACCTTCCTCGACGCCCACCTAGGCAAGGTGCCCGTTAAGCCGGGTGAGGTCGCCCACGCCATCGACATGGCCACCGCTGTAGCCGCCCACCCTGCCGCCGCTGTGATCCTGTCGTCAGGCTCGCCTGAGTTGGTCATGCAGTGGGTCGAAGGCGGGCGCAAATGCAAGGCCAAATCCGATTGGCTCATTGAGTCCGCCACCGAGGAGCAAGCCGCGTTGCTCGAGGTCGAGCCTGGGGCATGCGTGGTGGTCGAACTCAAGATGACAAACAACCTGGCCGGCTTCGGTCGCGAGGCTGCGAAGTACGGCTACCACGGCCAACTCGCGCACTATGCCAAGGGCGCTGAGTATCGCCTCGGCCGACCCGTTGACGCGGTTGCGATCATCGCTGTGCACAACGTGGCGCCGTACGACGCGGGCGTGTTCCGCCTCGATGCCGAGGCCCGCCGCGCTGGTGCGGTCTACCGTCAGGGGCTGCTGAGCCTACTCGACGAGTGCGAGGCGTCCGATGAGTGGCCGGGCATGTGGCCCGGCGTGCATGACCTCGACTTGCCAGCGTGGGCGGACGGGGTCGAGGAAGAGCTTAACTTCGAGGTGACCGATGGCGAGTGACATCACCCCCGAAGCCGCCCGGGCATGGCTCGACGGCGACTCCGCGGCTCTTGACGGCGTGTCATTCGATGCGATGACGCGGGCCTATGTTGAGGCCGTCGACGAACTCAAGGCGGTGGCGGGGTGCCGGCAGCTGGAGGCCGAGAACCACGCCTTACGCGCAGGCGTTGGGCGGCTCCGCGCCGAACGCGATCGCCTCCGCGGCTTGTGGGACCCGAGCGTAGGCCGCGGCCGAACCGTGCCGGAGGGGTGGCGCTACGACGGGACCACGTGGGAGAGGCGGTCCGGGAACGTGTGCCTAATGGCATGGAGGGACGACACCGACGAGGCCGGGCCCTACATGGGGATCGTGCGCTACCACGACGACCACACCACAGACGTTTGGGTCTCGGGGTGCGAGTCCTTCCACGAAGCAATGGAAGCGGCCGACAAGGCGCTAGGGGGCGACGATGGCTGAGCGCCTGGAAAGCCTCATCGTCGACGCCTGCGACTTCACCCAGAAGCCCGTGCAGATCCCCGTGTACGACGCCTGGGTCATCAAGCTGCACGCGACGTGCCGGAACGGCCGTGGCCGCTACGAGCGCCCGATGCACAGCAACTACACCAACAGCGTATGGCGTGCGGGCCTGTACACCGAGAAGGAGGCCAAGGACACGCAGCGGGCGTACCCCGAGAAATACGAGGCCATCCCGTTCGAGGCGGAGTTGCGCCGCGAGCTGACCCGCTACGGCGACCCGTCGAAGTTCAACACCGAGCAGCGTCTGCGGTTCTCTCTGGAGATCCTCATCGGGGGCCGACCCTTGAACGCCACCGACAAGGCGCTAGGGGGCGACGATGGCGAAGATTGAGCCCCCCTTGCGCTGCCTTGCGGCTCATTGCACCGAAGATCGAGCGATCGGTACGGCCTACTGTCGCTCGCATCGACACCTTCACAAGCGGCAGCAGGTCCGCCCCCTACGCGACTGGATGCCCGACGTCGCAGAGATCGTAGACCATTCCAAATGGAAGCTCGATGAGAGATACGGCCACATCTTCGGGGTGATGGTCGAGACCCACGATGGCCTGTACGACGGCTCATATGAGGCATGGACCGTAGATGAGGACGAGGGTGAAGCCTACTCGATCGAGGTCGAAGCCGGATCGGTCCGGCTCGTTACCGACGTCGTTGGCAGCGACGTCGCGAAAACTATCCGATGCCTCGCCAACGCGCTGAGGCACTTCACCGACCCAAAGGAGGCCTAGCATGGACATCACCGAACACATTGCAGCCAAGTCAGACCAGCTCAACGCCGACGACCTCGTGGGCGGAGACATCCAGGCGACGATCACCGCCGTGACCGAGGGCAGCGCAGAACAGCCTGTCAACGTGCACATCGAGGGCCATCGACCGTGGCGGCCCTCGAAGACGTCTCGCCGCGTCCTTGCCCTTGCCTGGGGCGTCGACACTGACCAGTGGGTCGGCCGCACGGTGCAGCTCTACCGCGACCCCACCGTGACGTGGGCAGGTGTCGAGGTCGGAGGCATTCGGATCCGCGCCCTGTCCCACGTGGATACACCTTTCTCCGTGTCGCTCGCCAAGAGCCGCGGGAAGAAGGTCAAGCGCCGGATCGAACGGCTCGAGACCGCCCAGCCCACGTTGGTTGAGGTTCTGTCGTTCGCTGGCGTGGGTCTGCCGGAGCTCGACGCGTGGCTGAGCAGCAAGGGTCGCCCGCCGTTCACAGAGCTCAGCGACGCCGATGTGGTCAAGCTGGCGCAGTTCCTGACGAGAAACCCGGGCCACCTCGAGGACATGACCGCCGACGACGACGCGCCGTAATGTCACGAAACGTCACAACCGGCGCGACGCGTGGCCTTGGATTGCTCGGCGAGTGTACGTGGACGGAGTCAAAGGAGGGCAGCGTGAAGAGTCTAGACGACATCATCGGCCGCATTCGTGGCGCCATCGAGGACTTGCAGATCCCAGTTGAGGGGGTCGAAGACCTGTCTTTCGTTGATGGCAGGGTCATCCTCAGAATGTCCGCCCTCGCCTTCCACGGGTGGCGCCGGTTCGCGGTTAGGGCCATCGAAGAGGGTGAACCCGTCTCCGTCTCCGTCGCCCCTGGGGTTTCCCGTTCCATCGTGGTGGCAACCCTCCCCGACGCTGAGGGCTTCACAGTCAACATGTGGTGCAGCCAGCTCACCGCTGCCCAAGCCCAAGAATGGCAACACCTCGCCGACACCATCAAGGAGGCCCGACAATGACCGGCCCATTCATCGCCATGCTCACCGCGCACCGACACATCCTCAGCCGTGGTGGTGTTGTCGCGCCTTCGCAGCTGTCCCGCACCGTCCATCGTGGCGCGCGCGCCCTCATTGACCGCGGCTTTGCTCGCGTCGACCAAGACGGCCGGGTAGCGCTCAAGGGATACGGACGATGAGCGACGTATACGCAGCGGAGATCGGCGACGAGTTGATCGGGACCGCACCCAACCCCGACGCGGCGATCGAACTGATCGAGGCGCGGCTCTGCCAAGAAGCCAACGACGGCCAGCATGAGCACGGCGCCCGCGTTGAGTGCGCTGTGTACGTCGATCCGGTCTACGAGGACGGCGATCTAGTCGACTACGCTGCCGTGACCCGCCTCATCGCCCGCGTATCCGGCACCGTCTGGATCAAGGGCGATCGGGACGTTGGCGAGCCTGACCACTGGCAAGAGTACGAAGTGGAGGTTGAAGATGCGTGACCTGACCTTCGCAGACTGGCTCGAGACCATCCCGCTAGACCACGTCCGAGAGGCAGCCCGCGACCTGCGATCTCCACGCCTTGACGGATACACTGCCTACCTGCTCGCCATGCGCGGGGATTCGGTCAGGCACTACCACATCGCCGAGTCTGGACAGATGCCGGAAGTGGTGATCAACCGATGCAAGCTGGTGAGGAGGAGTGATGACGCTTGATGAACTCGGCCGTGAATGGCTGGCCCTTGGTGGCGGGTGGGCACCGGGGATGCTTGCCCCGGGATGGGCTATCCCGCCCGCTATCACCTTTGGCTGGGACGACTGCCGGATCCTGGACGCCGACCCGGGAGATATTCCGCAGGTCGTTACCGTCTTGGGTGTCGTCCGCGATCTCCAGGAGGGTGCGTGGCCCGACCTCTCCGACCCCGCGACCGAGGGGGCCTGTCTGGGCGTGCTGCGGGAGTTGGCGGGGGATTCTCTCGACATCTGTTTTGACTGCGGCTTCTGGCGCATCGAGTGGCCTGACTGGTTCGAGGAAGCCAGGACCCGCCCCGAAGCCATCGTAGCCGCCCTGCGCGCACTCAAGGAGACGACATGAGTAGGTGGGCTGTGTTCCCTGGAGATGACGAGCGCGTTTGCTGCATGGGCGCCGCCGTCGTCGATAGCTGCACCTGCTGGGAGCCGGTCTATAGCCACAAGCAACAGGCGCCGCGGACCGATCTGGAGCAGCAGACCCGGCGTGTGATGTGCCCCGGCTGTGCCTACCGCACAGATAGCCCAGAGCAGTCTGACCACGAGGACGCCGGAGCGGACATGGGAGACCTGATCGACATTGCGGTGTCTGGTGAGTTTGCGTGCCATCAAGGCATGCGACGAATCACCGGCTGGCGACACCCCGACGGGGCCTACTACGAGCACCCGGGGCAGTACCTCGACTACCAACCGCCGATCGTCGACGGGGTGCCATACAAGGCCGACGGGACGCCCGCGTGTCGCTGCGCGGGCTGGGCGGCGATGAGGGAAGCACTTCACAAGGAGACCCAATGAACCCGCACACCCTACTCGTCACGATCAAGGATCCCACCGGCCGCACGCGCTGGATGGGTACGAATTTCGCGACCTTTGCCGCCGCTGACCGGTTCATCGCGCGCAACACCGAAGGCCGTCACGATGACCTCGTGACGCTGCACCGCGACGATGGGCCTGCATGGGTCGCGTGGTCCGGTGACGCTGCCGCCGACGTGCTGAGCCTCGATCCGCTTTACATGGGCGGTGTTCGATGATCCGGCCTCGTCAGGTGGGCCGATCGCTACTCCTCGACGACGGCACCGCCTGGCCAGCGCTTGCAGGGCAAGACCTGTACGACGCGATCGAAAGCATCCCGCACCCGCAGCGGTACCACGCACGCGCGATCCTGTCCGCATACGCACACCTAGCAGCGCACCCGGCGGGCACTGAATCCGCCGTTAAATCCCTGCGATCGCTGCGCCGCGCAGTGGTCGCGACGACAACAACCAAGGAGAAGACCCAGTGAGCATCAACGCAACGATCGCCGGCCGCATCGGCAAGGACGCAGAGACCCGAAGCGCCGGATCGTCGACCGTGACGGGGTTCAGCCTCGCCACTGACGTCGGGTACGGCGAACGCAAGCACACCGTCTGGATCGACTGCTCGATCTGGGGCAAGCGCGGCGAATCCGTGGCGCGATTCCTGCGTAAAGGCGCGTACGTCGTGGTCAGCGGCACCATGGACATGCACGAGTACAACGGCAAGGTCTACCCAAAATTGGAGGTTCTGAACCTCGACCTTGGCCCGAAGCAGTCCAACGGCGGCGACTACCAGCGCCCGACACAAGCCACTGCACAGCAGACCGGCAAGCCCTACGCGGCGCCCGGTGCGCCCGCCGACGAAGACATTCCGTTCTAGGAGGCAGTCATGACCCGCCTATCTGACGCCACGCTTGCCCGCGCCGAGTACAGGACCAAGCTACGCCAGCGCGTGGTGGGGATGACTGACGCGGAGCTATCCGACAGCATGCACGCGATCCGCGAGGAGATCGAACGCCGCGCCGAGCAATACCGCCGCGCTTCGATTCCGTTGTCCGACGACGCGATGCAGGCTGCTCGAGACACCGCAGCCCGACAGCGCGCCAAGACCGTGCGCGCTCGTCTGGGGCTCGCTGACAACACGTGACAACCCGCCCCACACCTGCCCGATAGGTGTGGGGAAAGGAGGCCGAATGGCGTTTGCATTCTGGGCAATTCTGGCTCTCAACGGCTTGGCGATTCTGCGCGGCTACTGGATTGGGAGGTACCTCAGCTGGAGCATCAGCCGTGGGTACATTGCGCTCGGGCCTACGCGAGGAGGGGGAACCCCGCTCCGCTTCCTGCCCCCGCTCTACACGATCGGCCTGCTGGCCGGCTTTGCCGCCGTCTACGCGCTTGTCGGCATCCGTCGCCAATTCGGCGTCAAGGGCGAGTGGGAGCGCATGAAGGCGTTCGCCGAGGGGACCGGACAATGATCCTCGGCATCGACCCCGGGCGCACAGGCGCCGGAGCCATCATCACCGAGTCTGGACAGTCCGTCGTGTGGCGTTGCTACTGGCGACCGTCGCGCGGCAAGGACGGCGGGTATAACGTCTCGATGTGGTCGGACACCCTAGAACCCACCCACACGTGGGAGAGGTCCCTATGCGGCGTCGGGCAGATCCTCGTGTCGCAGTCTGCCGAGGTGACGCGGTGTGTGTGTGAGGGGCAGCACACCACGCGGGCATCGGGCACGCAGTCGATTCTAGCCCTCGCTAGGTACGCGGGTCAGGTGTCGGGGCCAGTCGTCGACCTGCTGGGTGAGGATCACGTTTCCTACCTGACCGTCCGACAGTGGCGGCCGAAGGTGGGGATCCCGAGCAGCACCAGATCCCAAGACGCCAAACGGTGGGCGTGCGACGAGGTGTTGAAACTGTACGGGCTCGGCGTCCGCGCGGACGTGGCTGAGGCGATCATGCTGGCGAGGAGTGGACGATGAGCCGAGCACTACCTGAAGCCAAGCGCCGCGCCCGCGACGCTTACTACACTCCCGACGCGCTTGCGTCTGCGCTTGTCGGCCTGCTCGACGTGGATGGCCTGACCGTGTGGGAACCTCACGTTGGTGGTGGCGCGTTCGCCAGCGCAGCACGAGACGCCGGCGCATCGCTCTACATTAGCGACGTCCACGACACAAGCGTTGCCGCAGCGATGGATTTGCAGCCACGAGCCGCGGCCGTCGCCGATTTCGTCGACCTCAAGTGGGCGCCCGACTGGATCATCGGGAACCCACCCTATCGACAGGCCGAGGAGCACATCCGGCACGCGCTGACCTGCTGTGACCGCGTCGCCTTCCTCCTGCGCCTCGGAGTGCTGGAGTCGACGAAGCGCGCGCCGCTGTGGGTAGACCATCCGCCGGCCGTGGTCCACGTGCTCCAGCAACGCCCCTCGTTCACCGGTGGCGGCACCGATTCGGCCGCCTACGGGTTCTTTGTGTGGGAGCCGCACGAGGGCCCGACCGCCCTCCGGTGGCTCTCGTGGCGCTGATCCCCTGGAAAGGCGCCGCATTCCCCCCGCGTCGGTGGCAGCGCGAGGCGCTACCCGTCGTGCTGCGAGCTCTGGGCGAGGGTCGAAAGCCCATCGTCAGGGCGTGCACCGGTGCCGGCAAATCGGTCTTTACGGCTGAACTCTGCTGGCTCGCTCACTCCCGCGGCCGTCTGTCGGTGCTCGTCGTGCCCACTCAGGCGCTAGTCGAGCAGTCCGCCGCCACCCTACGTCTACGCGGTGAGTGGGGTGTTGCGCGCTGGTACGGCACGCACAAGGAGATTGGCGACACGATCGTGTGTTGCTATCCGTCGCTGTCAACCCTCTTGATCCGCCTAGCCGAAGAGGACCGCACGATCGACCTCCTCATTGCCGACGAGTGCCACGGGTCGGAAGCCGAAACCCGACGCGCAGACATCGAGGCGACCGAGGCCCGGTGGATGGTCGGGGTTACCGCGACACCCTACCGAGCCGATGAGGCTGAGGCGCTGAGTCTGTGGACTGACATCTGCTACGAGTACGGCACCGCTGACGCCATCCGAGACGGTGTGCTCGTGCCGATCCGGGTCATCGAGCCCGACGTACCAGAGCACCCGCCGACGCTGGTAGATGACGCGCTTGAGATGACCTACCACACACTCCCGACGCGACCGGACACAGGACGTATCCGGCCCGGCGTGGTGAGCTCTCAGGGTGTCGATGACGCCGAGGCATACACCCAGCGCCTACAGGCCGACGGGTGGCGAGCTGCCGCGGTCCACTACCAGGTGAGCAAGGCCGACGTCGCCGCACGCGTGGAGGCCCTTCGCACGGGCGAGTTGGATATGCTCGTGCACGTCTCGATGCTGTCTGAGGGTGTTGACTTTCCCTGGCTGTGGTGGGTCGCGCTGCGTCGCCCGCTGTCTAGCCGTGTGGCGCTCGTGCAGACCGTTGGACGCGTGGTCAGGATCGACCGCGACGACCCGACCAAGACCGTAGGCACGATCATCGACCCACACGGGATCTGCTCGTCGGTTGGGCTCGTGCATTCCGCGTCGCTAGGTGCCGCGGGCGCGCTCCAAGAGGCGGATCCGAGGTCCAGCGAGCCGACCGGTCCCACGGTTCCGATCCTGCTCGATGGGCGGCTAGTCAAGGTCAGGGCTTCGGACGCTGAGCGGCGCTGGCGAGAACTCGCGGCGGGGCTCGAGATGGCTGGACTTATCGAGCCGGGGATCTCGCGCGGTCGTTGGTCGCGCCGCCCCGCGACGCCGAAGCAGCGGGCTGCACTCGGTCGGATGAGCTGGGCAACCCGCCACCTACCCGAGCCCTACCGCAAGCCGTGGCGGGCGCTGACGAAACATGACGACTTGACGGCCGGCTGTGCCGCGGATCTGCTTACACTGGCAGTCGCAGCCGCCGACGGGGGCAAGGATGCGCGCTTGCATCGGCGGGCGTGGACACTCACACTTGAGATGGAGACAGCATGAACGATCCTGAACCGTGGATGCTTGAGGTATCGGACATCGCCCCCGTTGATGAGTGGGAGCCGCTTCCAAACGATCATGAGGGATGGATGAACGGGCGGGGCGAAAAAACCTGGGTAGTTGAGCCGTGGGGCGATGTTCTGTTGGCGACAACTAACGTTGAGATCTCGATCGACCTGCCTAGCAGCGCAGGGATCCCAGAAAGGATGCGGGCGATCCATGATGCGATGGTTGCGCTTTCAGTGTGGAACGAGGAGACAGCATGAGCATCGACCTATCCGTAGCGCGCTCTGAGCCCGTGGCGTCTGTCGTCGACATGTTCGAGGACCTTCTACGACGAGCCAAGAGCGGCGAAGTCAGATCCGCTATCGTGTGCGGCACCTGCGCAGGCGGCACGATCTACCACGCGCACGACACCGCTGAGGGTGGTCGGTTCGAGTTGATCGGCGCGGTCGAAGCGGTCAAGGCTCGGATTCTGGAGGAGCGCCGGTGATCGACGCACTACGCAAGGCCGAACGCAAAGACCGGCCGCTCATGATCGCCAAGTGGATGCGCGATCAATCCGCGATGCGAGCCCTCTCGACATCCGACGACCGGGAAGCCGTGCTCCTCGAGGTGTCCACGCTGGTGTCACGAGACACCGCCGCCTCACTCCGACGCAAGGCGAGGCCAGCCAAGCCGGAGGAGGTCAAGCAAGGCGAGGCCCCTCAGCAGTGCCCCCTAGCCGACACCGCTACCGATGCCCCTGACCTGCCAACACCGGCCGGCTACAGCTACTCGGTCGATGGCGTCTGGAGGCTCACCGAGGATGGCCCGCTACTCGTCGCGCGTCGGCCAATTGCGATCACCGGTCGCTATCGGGACACGGACACAGGGCACGCCTCGGTCCGCATCGGTTGGTCGGAAGATGGCGCGTGGACGTCCACGCTGGTGCCGCGCGAAGTCGTCGCGGACGGTCGCAGTCTGGTCAAGCTGGCCGGGCAAGGCGCGCCCGTCGTGAGCTCTACCAGTTCAGCTCTGGCGATCTTCCTCGCCGAGCAAGAGCACTGTTCAGGACTCCCCGTCCTGCGCTCGACGTCGCGCTGTGGCTGGCACGGCGACAGCTACCAAGCCGGGCACCTGACGATCGGAGGCGCGGCGCTGGCCATGATGCCAGAGGACGCCGTCGCACCCCTCGCCGACTCCGTACACGTCGCCGGGTCTTGGGAGGGCTGGTGTGAGACGATCCGCGCAGTGTCACACCTGCCTCACGTCTACCTCGCCATCTATACGGCCCTCGCGTCGTGCTGCATGCACCCGTGCGGCGTGGACGTGGGCGCGGTCGTGTCGGTCGTAGGCAGGCGCCAGACCGGCAAGAGTACCGTCCTCAAGGTTGGCGCCAGCGTGTGGGGCAAGCCGTCAGAGGTGGGTGGACTCATCCGGTCGTGGGATTCGACCGCCTACCACATCGAGCAAGCCGCCGCGCTGTCGTGTGACGTGGGCCTCATGCTCGATGAGACGTCCCGCGTGAGGGCACAGCACGCTGACACGGTGCCACAGATGATCTACACCCTCGCCAACGGCGGCGGACGCGGACGCGGCACAGAGCGCGCGAGGTCGTGGCGTGTCGTGGCCATGTCGACCGGTGAGGCGCCGTTGAGGTCGTACGGCGGGCAAGAAGGCGCAGCGTCACGTACCATCGAGGTGACCGGGGACCCTATGCCTAGCGCCTCGGCTGCCCAGGACGTCGAACACGGCATCGATGAGCACTACGGGCACCTTGGCCCGCGTGTGATCGAGCGCCTCCAGACGCGCCCACAGCAGAAGCTCAGGACGTGGTATCGGGATCGGGTGAGGCGCATCCAGGCCCAGCATCCCGGGCATGCTCGCGCGGCTAAGATCGTGGCCTTGCTTCGGTTCGCTGCCGCCAATGCCCACAGAGTCGGGCTCCCGGAGCCGACGGTTGACGTGTGGGCCTGGGTTTGGTCTCACATCGACGACCACGCCAGCGCATCGGATCAAGCGGCACGCGCGTGGGATGTCTATCAGGCCCGCCGAGCTGGTGAGATCGCCGCGAATCGTTGGCCCGCCGAGCAGCCCGTACCCGCCGAGCACGTACGCACGTGGCTAGCCGCTGCTGGTCTTGTGCCCGGCGCCATGATCGCCGAGTGGCGGGACCGTGGATGGGTCGGCACGTCGGCAGGGGGCAGGCTGGCGCGGGTCAGCATCGGAGGCCGGCGCCTTTACTGCATCGTGCACACAGCGGCGTCGCCGGGCGGTGGCGAGTGAGTTGTCACGGAATGTCACGGGATGTCACCAGCGCATCACGTGACCCTCGAGCGCGCTAATCCAAGTGGGCGGGCAACGAGGCCCGCCGCCAACCAAGGACGGAACAAATGAGCACGATCCTCACCGATTCGGACATCATCGTTGACGGCAAGAGCATCCCCGACGGTTCGGGTTGGGGCTTGGAGTGGGACGCCGGTTGGGCGGACGGCTACAACGGCCGCCCCAAGGCCGACAACCCCAGCGCGGCGTACCTCGCAGGCTACAGCGACGGGGGTCTGACCCGCAACGAAGAGGCAGACCTCTGGTAGGTCGCCCGGCCCGCACGGCCGTAAAGACTCGGGCAGCACGCAGCGCTGCTCAACCCCACCGCTTCGGTTTGTTCTGTCCGAGACAGTTTGCCGCGGTCTACCCGGGTCTTTTCTACCGTGAGGACACCATGACCGAATACCGAGCCGCATACGTCGCAGCCCTCAAGGCACACGGCGCCGACGATGAGATCGCCGACGAGTTGAGCAGTTGCGCGCACCTGTACAGCAGCGCCGCGCAAGGCCTTGACCCAGCCGAGGCCGCCGCGGAGTTGTTCGATCACCGCCGCTGGCGTGCTGCCCGTCTCCGCGATGAGGCGTGGGAGGCACCGTGCAACGCTTGATCGAACTGCTGCGAGAGGGTGAGATCGGCAGCCCGAAGGCCGCCGCCCAAGACGCCGCGGCCGTGCTCTGTCTCATCCTGCTCATGCTTGCCGCGTACGTGGCTGTAGCGTGAGCGGCGTACAGTGGCCTTTCTAGGGGGGAACCGATGCCGAACAACTACACCAACCACCTGATCATCATCTGGAACGACGACCAGCCAAACATTCAGGCGCTACTCGCCATGAGTTCCAGCGGAATCCTTGGAAGCGCCTCGCCGGTGCCGGACGGCGCCACCCAGCGGTTGCACTGGGGCACCAAGTGGGAAGCGTACGACTCCGACGTGACGGTGTGCTTACCTGGCGACACCGTAGTTAGCGCGTGGGACTTCAATACCGCATGGTGTGCCCCGAATGAGAGAACGCGCGACGCGGTGGCCGGCAAGCTGCTTGAAGCCGGCGCGGTGTCCGTCACGTGGATCGGCATCGACCCCTATGACGACTCGGTCAAGGTGCTGGGGACGTGGTCTAGCCCCAGGCGCTAGAGTGCGGCACCACGGACAACGCCGCCGTGATGTTCGCCGCGTACGGCAGGATCGGCGCCGACGTCAGCCACTGACCAGCCACGCCCGTGACTTGCAGGCCCGCGCGCACCTCGAGGCGGGCTTGATTGTATTCCGACTCGGTCAGGGTGACGCAATCGTGCAGGCCGGCAGAACCCTGGCCTACCCACAGTTGCCAGACGGCTGCACCGTCCTCGATGACCAGACCCGCGCCGCCGTTGACTTTTGTGACACCCATTACTGCACCTCTCGTTGCGCCCGTCGTTGGGCCTGCTGTCGTTCGTAGCGCGCAACCTCACGCGCCACCACCTCGGCCACGGACGGGCGCAGTAGCCGAGCCGCTGGCGTCTGTGTGGGTGTGTCGGTTTTGGCCATCATGGCGCCCACATTCCCGGCACGTGCAGTAGACCGCTGGCCCACGCCGTCACGATCATCAACAGCCACGCCATCGCCTGTGCTACCGCCGTCGATGCGATGGACCCCGCGTGGCTGCGAGCGATGCACATTAGCGCGTCCGCCACCGTCGGCCGTCGTGCTGCCGCCGCTAGCTGGAGCTCCACCCGCTGCATCTGTTCTTCGAGTGCCTCGTACCGTGTCGCCGACTCTTGGAGTGCTGAAACCCCGTGCACGGCCAAACTCTCGACTAGAGTGTGGTCCTCGGGTAGCACTGCTTCGGGGTCCCACGACAAGCGCACCTCTCGTGGGACATAGTACACCGGTACTGCCTATCGCACCACCGCCCCAGCGCGGGCCATCGTCGTCGGTGTCGCGGTAGCGCATGCAGCCTCCGACGCCATAGTAGCACGCTGTAAGCGGCTGTCACCGGGGCAGCTCGACGTGTGGCGTGTCGCGGCGTGTGCCCTGCCAGGCGCCCCCCCACGTCAGGCCGTGATGCTGCGCGACGATCCCCAGCGCCTCGAAGAACCGGGCCGCACGTAGGTTCGCCTCAGCATCGAGCGTGCCACCTTCCCACGACCCCCAGCCGTTGACCATCCCGGCGCGGCTTGGGTGTTCGCGCCCGTCGATGATGTCCGCCGCGTGTCCCGTCAGGTGCCGGCTATCCATCGTCCACGACACGCCAGCGTCTACTAGCTCGCGTTGACGCTCCATGGTTCTCAGCGTCTCGTATACGATCGGCCGGTAGTCCATCGCATGGAGCTCGGACAACACCAACTCAAGACGGCGTCGGAATTCGGGGTCAAGTCCGTCGAGGCTGGCGGGCTTCATTGTGTCTCCACTTGTCACGACTCCAGCCTAGCACGCGTCACCCGCGATACATCCGTGACAGCCATTGGAGGCAACATGGATACGATCGAGATCAACGGAGAGACCTATCGACGCGTCGACACTAGCGCAGAGCGCCCGTACGTCGTCGTCTGCGGGCATGGCGGCAGGACCGTCCTGTATGGATACGCCATCGACCCCGCAGCAGGCGCGCCCATCACCCTCAGGCGCGCACGCATGGTGATCCGCTGGGATGCAAAGTGCGGCGCGATCACCGGCTTTGCAGAGTCTGGGCCCGTCGCTGATACGCGCCTGAGCAAGACCGTCGCCGAGGTCCATGACGCGTGCGCGCAGTCGCTGATGCCGGTGTCGCCAAAGACGGCAGCAAAGATCGAGGCGTGGCCGGTGTACGGTGTCTAGGCATGGCTACGGCGACGGCTCCGGCGACGGCTACGGCTACGGCTACGGCGACGGCTCCGGCTACGGCTACGGCTACGGCCACGGCTACGGCGACGGCTACGGCTACGGCTACGGCCACGGCGACGGCTACGGCGACGGCTCCGGCTACGGCTACGGCTACGGCGACGGCTACGGCGACGGCTACGGCTACGGCGACAGCGGCCAAGGCCAGCACGGGTCTACTTTTGGCGTGTGACCTGAACACCAGTCCAGACAACCCCAGCCGACACCGCGACACCAGCGGCAGCGCCTAGCGCCACGGCTTGCCACCGTCGGCGCTTCATGCTGTCCACCTTGGCCAGCGCGGCAGCCTCGGCGGTCCTGGCATCGACGGCAGCCTGTGCAGCCAGCACGGCCCGCTGTGTGTCCGTCTCGCGCCTTGCCTCGCACCGTGTGAGGTCAGCGCGGGTCAGTGCGCGCGCCTCGAGCAGTGGCCGGTCGTAGCACAGACCAGGGCGGCCGTCGGGCCACTCGCACGGCGGCGGGTCAGCGAATGCGAGGACGGAGAGCAGCAGGACGATCATCGGGCCTCCTTGGTCAGTATGTCACCGAATGTCACCGAATGTCTCTAGCGCCTCCCGGGTCATCGAGCCGCGATAATCACGGAGTGCCGGCAACGTCGCCGGCCAACAACCGAGAGACAGACTGATGACGCATCATGACTACGCCCCAGGAACGAAGGTTCAAGTACAAGTTGAGCGGAACGGGCGTGCACGTTGGGTGTCCGCGACGTTCATCGGCACGAGCGTCGGGGTCCAGTTGAGCGGCGCGCGCTTCCTTGTTGTGCAGGCGCGCGACGGCAGGGTTTACCGGTCGTGTGCTCCTGAGTGCGTGCGGTTCGCTTGATGCGCCCGTTCTTCAGTTACTACGGGGGCAAGTGGCGCGACGCGCCGCGCAACTACCCGCCGCCGATCCATGGCGCGATCATTGAACCGTTCGCCGGATCGGCAGGCTATGCGCTGCGCTACCACGATCGCGATGTGACGCTGTTTGATGTCGATGAAGCAGTGATCGGCGTATGGCAATATCTGATCCGCGCAACGAGCGCTGAGATCCTGTCGCTACCTGACGTGGGCGCCGGTTCGGTTGACGATCTGGATATTCATCAGGAGGCGCGCTGGCTGATCGGCTTTTGGCTGAACCGCGGCGCAGCCACGCCGCGGAAGACGCCCTCCAGTTGGATGCGCAGCGGCATACGGCCCGGGTCGTTTTGGGGTCAACGGGTGAGGCAACGGATCGCCTCGCAGGTTGACGGGATCCGACACTGGCGGGCTAGCCTATGCGACTGGCGACACGCGCCCAACTGCGCCGCGACGTGGTTCGTTGACCCACCATACCAGCGCGCAGGCAGGCACTACAGGCACGGGAGCGCAGGCATCGACTATACAGAGCTGGCCGCGTGGTGCCGGACTAGACGCGGACAGGTCATCGTGTGCGAGGATGCCTCAGCCGACTGGCTGCCGTTTGAGCCGATCCGCACCGTGAAGACAACAAGGAAGAATCACCGGTCCAACGAGGCCGTGTGGGTTTCACCCCTTCCGATGCAGGCTGAGCAGGTCTGTATCGACCTCGATCGCCAGCACGTCGGCAGCGTGTTGCGCCTCGGCTAGCGTGTCTTCGTCGTCTAGGGCGTGCTCCCGTGGCGACAGGACATCCCGAGGCGCCTCGGGTTCGTCGTCGGGCTTGCGTCGCGTCAGGTACGCCAGGCCAAGGGCACCAGCGACCACAGCGAAGACAGGTCCGACGAACTTGGCGATCCCAAGCGCTGGCCCGCGGGTGAGCGGGTGAAACAGCGCGACACACCATCCGATCGCAAGCACGATCGCAGCGATGGCGAGGTATTCGGAGATAGTCATGAGGCCTCCTCGGCGAGTATGTCACGGGATGTCACGCGCTGTCATCACGGCCACCTTGGTCGTCTGGGAGCGATACTCAGTGGGTGTCGGCAGCGTCGCCGGCGAACAACCGAGAGACAGAACAATGACCATGGCCCTCACCAATGCCCGCGCCATCATCACCGACGCCTACACCACCATGGTGATCGCAGACGACGCCGACGCCGCCGACGTGATCAACCTCGCCGAAGTGCTGCTGCAAGAGGAGCACAGCGACGGCATGTTGTCGGAGGTGCGCGTTGCCGAAGCCGAGGCCGGTGTAATGGTGGATTGCTACTAGGGCCCACCCTCGGCAGGCGCCTCACCAGCGCCTACGCCGACTTCGACCCCGAAGCCTGACACCGACAGCGTGCCGGACAACACCAGCGCCACTAGCGCAATGTTCGCCACCACGGACACCGCTAGCAGGCCACCGACTAGGCGGATCGTCCAGCGCTGCGACGCCTCGTGCCGCTCGCCCGCCTCGAGCAGCGCGTCTAGGATCTCCGTACGATCCTCGCGCGCTGCCTCAACGGCGCCCCGCATTAGTCCCTGTGTGCCCATAACGCTCACCCCGTCAGCTCAATGGTAGTAGACATCTCGGTGACCGTGACGTTGTTTGTGCCCGAGACGTTGGCTAGCCAGATCTCCACGTAGTCACCCTGCTTGAGTTGCACGACGTGTTGTACGCTGGCGTTCTCCGATCTACCTGACCCGTCCAGCGTAGCACGCCCCTCCGACCCCGCTACCGTCGCGCCGTTGACCGCGATCCGCACCGCGATAACCCGGTTATTCGGGCCGCTCATCGAGACGACCGACCGTACCGTGCAAAACCCCTCACGCGCGCCGGTATACTCAGCCCGGTTTGATACCGTCGTGTCAAATTTCTGGACCGCCAGCCCCGGGGTAGTCGTGCCGGCGACCTTGTAAAAGGTGCCGGCCACTGAGACGGCGGTGGCGGTTGCGTTGCCGACCATGAAATAGTCACCGAAGGTCGACGAGTTTACGACGCCGATACAGTCGGTGATCAACGCCTCGTTGTTGGTGTAGTCGATGCCGCTGAGGTACGTGCCGCCGCCCGAGAAATTGACGTCTCGCAGGATGAACGAGTCATCAGGGAACGTCGCGGGGTCGCCGACGCTGATCCCCGTCTCGCCAGCCAAGACGATGAACGCGCAGTCAGAGGTGCGCAACCGTCGCGTCAGGGTCAGCGACGCAGGAAAGGTGACGCACGTGTTGCCAGCGCGCGGGTCGAACAGCGAGTTCGAGAACGCGACGGTGCCGATCGTGCCGTCGAACTCCAGCCCGTCGGCCGATAGCAGTGCGCACACCGACCAAATGCAGTTGCCGTAGTCGGCGATCTTCCCGACGGTGCCGTTAAAGTTGACGCCGATCCAGTCAACGGCCTGGTTCGGCGTCCCGCTTGCGTCAAGGTCGACGCACGACTGCGTGCCCGTTGCTTCGATCGTGATGTCACGCAGGACGATCGAATAGGCCGACGTGATGATCGGCAGCGCACCCAGGCCGGTTGACAGGATCCGGCAGTTTTCGGAGCTCGTGCCACGGATGACAGAGTTTCGACCGCAGACGATCCGGTTGCCCGCAAGGTCCAGCGTGGTCGTGATCAGGTATGCGTCATCGTCTGCCAGAGTGATCACGCCGCCAACCGGGTCGGGGAGATCGGTCAACCGGTCCACCAGTTCGAGGCCGTCATAGTCCCGATTGCCTGTGTACAAGAACCCAGACATGGTCACCCCCGGCGGAATACCCGCATAGACTCAAGGTATACCGTGGATGCGCCAGCAAAGTAAGCCTGAACGCCTAGATCCGTGAACGGGTCGAAGGTGCGCCGCGTGGAGATCACCGGCGGGATCGGCGCCACGCCCTCAACGATCGCCCCGAAAGCGTCGATCCCCGCCGCGTTGGGTAGGGCGATCTCCGTCGCGTCTGCCGAGGCGATGGAGTGGATCCCCACCAACGGACACACGACCGCGCCCCACCTCAGGTAGGCGGGCGTCGTGCCGCCGTTGTACGACGTCGCCAGTTGCTCGTCGTCGAAGCCGCCCGCCGCATTCTCGCGCCGAGCTGTCCAGGAAAACGTCGTCCCCTGTTCAAACGGCCCGCCGTGCAACATCTCGAGCGGCCCGCTGCCCTCGTCGCGCCATAGGCCCGCCGTGACGTGGTTCGTATTCGTGCTGCCCCATGACTGCATTTTGGCTCGAAACATCACGATGTACTGTGCGCGGGTGTCGTAGTCGGCGTCGATGTCGCTGATCGCGGCGCCCAGCGTCGTTTTGGTGCTACTCGAGCGCGTCAGCTCGATCCCGTTGGCGGTCTGCGTCATCACGACACCGGTACCGCGCTTCGTGAAGGTAACGCCATCGAGCTCGACGGTGCCACCGTCCGCGATGACACCGCCCGCGCCGGCGAGTTCCGCTGCAAACATCTCGGTCCAGCCGCCGCCGGCCGTGTAAAGAAAGCCCGGCATCTGCTATAGCCCCGTCAGTGCGGTAGTGAACTTGCCCGCGATGAATACATTCCCCGCCTCATTGGGGTGCACGCCGTCGCCTGACATCGTGGCCACGTCGTAGCCGGTGCGCAGGTCGATCACAGACTCAACGCCCGTCAGCGCGTTGATCGAAGCGGTGTACCCTTGCAGGGTCGTGTCGTGTGTCGCGTTGGCGAGCTCTGGCGGGATGCAAGGGAATTGCGGCACGCCGGGGTATGCAGCTTCGTAGGCGTCGATCAGCGCTTGGTACGACGCTGCGAACGCCGGGGCCGACGTTGGGGCGCTCGCGTCGTTGATGCCTAGAAGGTGGATGATCGCCCGCGGTGCTCGATCCGTAAGCGCGATCCGCGCCGCCGCATTTGACAGCGCGTCGGCTACTTTCTCGCCGCCCACGGCAGACGAGCGGCCGATCCCGATGTCATCAAGGAACGCGCCGACCTGTGTGATCCGCAGCCCACTTGCAGCGCACATCTCCGACGTCAGGCCGCGCGATCCTTTCTGGACGAAGGACGCGTAAGCGTAGGCCAGCACGGAGTCGCCGACATACAGCACGGGCAGGCCGTCATCTAGCCTGGGCTCCCAGGCGTTCGTGTCCGACGCGATGACCCCGTGTCGGGCCGCCACCACGACCGTCTCGGCTTGCGTGGTAGCCGCCGCGAGTGAGACCGCGACATAGACGTAAACGTCATTCAGTCGATACTCCTTCGACAGCGTCGACACGCCATCGGTAAAGCGCCGGCCATCATTCCGCGCGATGGAGTGCGAGCCCCAGCGTAGCGAGTACGAAGTATCGCCGCGGTCTGACGGCCCCACGTACGCGCCACCGTAGCCGATGCCGATCGACTGCCGCGCACGGGTCACGTCGAAGTCACCGCCGCTGGTGTTGATCCCCGTGGTGCTCGTGCTTGCTGTCGCGTCGATGTTGTAACGCAGCTTCATTGCGCCAGAGTCGGCCCACAAGCCTGTTTCGATGTACTGCGCCAGCGCGGCAGACGTACAGACGCCCACCGCAACAACGACGCCGGACGACAACGACGGGCGCGCCATCAGGTACATCTCTGACACCATGGCCCAGACCGCCGCCTCGGTTGGCTGGCCATCGAGCAGATCGGCAGCGCGCCACACCACAGCAGCGCCGGCCGTCGGGGTTGTGTGTGGCCCTACGGACGTCTTGATCTGGAATCGCAGCGCGCCGTTGCCCACCTCATCGACCGGCGTGGACAGGATCGAATTCGGGTCAAGCGTCGCGGCAGCATCGGCTAACCGGAGCTCGGTCAGTCGGTGTGGCGGCGTGTAAAGGAAGCCGCCCGGCATTACCGGTACTCGATCGTGACGTACGAGGACGCCCCCGCCGATGCGATGTGCAGGTGTTTCGCTTGGTTGATCTGCCCGTCGACTGCCAGCACGAACTCAAGCCGCTGCACCGCTGGGATCGTCGTGTAGTCGTCGGTCCCGGAAACGAACGCGCCGCCGCCGTCAGGGGCTGCGTAGCCGACATACGCGGTGTCACCCTCGGTCGTGATCGTCGCGATCTTCGCGCCAGAATTCGGGATGTATTCAGTCGCCGACGTACCCGGCTGGACGCGGAAAGAAGCGGGGATGTCAGTCCCAGAGTGATCTACAGCCATGACTCAGCCTCCGATGCATGTCAATTATAGTCACAGAACCAAAGCACCGCACGCCACGACCGTCTAACAGACCAGACCAAGGAGGCGCCATGCGCGCATTTCTCACCATCGCCGCCCTGCTACTCACTGCCTGCGGTGGCGTTGACGGTGTTCTGATCACCCACGACGACGGCCGCGAATGGGTGTGTGGCGCCTCCGCCGTTACCTACAGCGAAAGCGACAGACGCACGTCAGTGACGGTCCAGTGCGGTGGCCTGTTCGCCGAGATCGATAACGCCGACTACTCCATTGTCCGCGTCGGTGGCGAGCGCTTCGAGGCGCGCGGCGTTGACTTCGAGTTGGCCGACGGCAAGACGTCCGGCACCATCGACGCGCCGCCGTACCTCATCGAGTGGGACGCCCACGCGACGCACGAGTAGGCTACGACGGAATGACGCCGCCCACCCGATCCCCTGGGCCTTGGTTGCTATTGGGGCCCGTCGACACCGCCTGAGCCGATGGCCTGTCCTGCACAAGCAAGGTCACCTGCACGCGACCCGTGTCGGTGGGTGCGACCTCTTGCACCATGCCACGAACCGCTGTGAGGTACTTCGCCGGCGCCGTCAGCGTCACCACGTCGCCGAGTTCTAGCGACCCCTCGCGCTGACTACCCTCGACCTTGACCAGCCGATGAGCCCAGCCGCACGCCGCCATCTGCCACCGCGCCCACCAGTCGGCGGCCGTCCGTGTGTGGATGATCTTCGACTCGATGGACAACACGCGCTTACCGTATCGCTGGGCAGTGAGCTCCGTGTCACCCGATGACGCGTCACCCTCGAGCGTCGCCCATGAACTCGGGCGGATCCTCGGGTCAGGGACTAGGCGGGCCTGACGCCGGTACACGTTGTCCTTGACATCCCACCCGTAGTTGACGTGCACCGCGGTGTTGATCTGGTCATCGCCCCGCGCGCTGCTGATCTCCGGCAGGAGGATCACCCCATCCACGCCGTCCTCGAGGTGCCACACCGGCGCCTGCTCGCCTGTCCAGTCCCACCAGACCGGCGCCACCCCCGCCGGGCCGTTCCACAGGCTCACCGGCATCAGTGGCAAACACAGCGCGGTAAAGTTCTCCCAATAGGACAGATCAGGGTCAAGGACGCCGCCCACCGGCACCCGTAGGCGTCGAGAGAGGGTCAACCACCGCGCTAGGTCGATGTCCCTGCTCGTGCGCGTGAGTAGCCACTCAACCAGATCGCCCAGCGTGTTGACCCCGCCGTCAAACCCCGGCACGCCCCTCACCTGCGTGTAGACCTTGCAGGCGCCGACCGTTGGTGAACCCGCGCCCGTCATCTGCATGGTGGAGAAATACGACGACAGGATGTTGACCCGACCCGCCGTGGAGTAGGTGCCAGGCGTGCCGAGGCTCACGCTGCCACTGGTGATGTAGATCGCGCTTGCAACGCTGTCGTCTAGCTCGATGGTCGCGCCGCCGTCGAAGCCCGTCGAGACGACCACGTACGACTTGCGCACCACGTCACCCGGCCGCAGATCGTAGAGTGCGGTGTTTGCGAACGCCCAGTCAGAGAACGTCAGCGACGACACGATCGTGCGCGTCGACGATTCCCGCAACTTGACCCCGCCCACGGAATCCGTCCACTGCACCGCCCAATATTGCGCCGACTGCTGAGCCGACGTCAGCGAGGACACGTCAAGCGTCGTGATCGGCCGCCCTTCCTCGTCCTCGCCGACCTCAACGTACTCCGCGCCCAATGTCGCGTGGCCGTCGTCGCCGGCATCATTGCAGCCCCAGAAGAACACCTCGACATCGCCAGCTACGGCGACGTGACGCGCGCACATCAGGATGTCGGTCACCACACCGCCGCCCTCTTTCCACCGCGGCGCCAGCGTGCCCGGGTAGACCCGCGTGGCCGTCGCAGCGCCGCCGGATCCCTGGTAAAACCTCGACTTCCTGAACCCGGGTTGACCGAACACAAGCGGGTAACGCTCGCCGCCGTCCTCTTCGACGTAGCCCGTGCCTACCGTGTCTTCGCTGACCTCCGACCGCGCGCCAAGGATGTGCCGCCCGCCGCCCTTGATCGTCGGCTCTAGCGTAAAGGTGATCGGCTCCCCCGCATCGAGGTAGCCGCCAAACTGTAGCGGGCCGTCGATCAAGACCTGCCGCCGTTCCCACGTGGTGCCCTCAACCCACCACGCTAGTTCCGCTTGTGCCTCATCGAGTCGGGCGCCGTGGCTGATGATCTGCGCAGCGTCTTCAAACAGCGGCAGCGAGATCGAAACACTCGGCACCTGCGCCACCTGGCCCATGGCGTCGATCGCCTGCGACACGTCCAACTGCGGCAAGCGTCCACGGAATACCAACACCTCGCCGCTAGACTCAGACGTGACCTTGACCGGCCGGCTACTGTAGCGCATGACCCGGCCCGCCCACTGGATGGTCAAGAGCCAGATCGCCGGACCGCTCGCCAACGTGGTTCGGGGGATCACGCGGTCGCAGTCGGGCTCATACCGGGCTGGGAAATGCTTCAACGTGCCTCCACAAGATCGAACGCCTGCCCACGCACCGAGAGCACGTCTAGCAAGTCATCACCCGCCGTGAACTCGCTGAGTACGCTAGAGTCGAAGTAGCACAACAACAGCTCATCGCGCCGGTTGAACAGCAGTGACGTCACCTCGGCCGGGAACCGCGGCACGCTGGCGAGGTACACCATCTCATCGATCCCGCCGCGGGTCGCTCGCAAGATCCCCTCAAGGCTGCGCAGCTCGAAAGCCGGCGTGCCCATGCCGTCGGCGCTCAAGTGATCGGAGACGGCGAACCACCGGGCGTCAGCGTCGCCGTCCTTCGAGAAGACCCCGTAGCCGTTGAGCTCCGTCGTCAGCGCCAGCGTTGCAACGCGTCGCGCGTCGCCAAGGTGGGTTCCGGTGCGCTGGGCGTCGCGGGTCTCGAAAATCTCCCCCACTCGTGACGTCTCGACACGCGTACCCCACTCCGGCTGATGCCAGTGGGCGATCAGGTAGCCGACGACTTGACGGCCGATCTGATAGCCAGCTTCCGCCGGTCCAGTCACCGACGCCGACGGAGCCGGGTATACGATCTTGATCTTCTCGTACTCGCGCCCGTGCATGTCGATGCACACCGCCCAGTCGCGCGGGATGATCCTGCCGTCGGACCCGCTTGCAGGCTCGGTGCCGTCCACGTCCTCAAGGAACAGCACATCCCGCCGACGAGCCTCAACCGTCCAGCGCCCGCCTCGGTTGCGACGGATCCGACGCGACTTCCACGCGCCGCCCGTGTACGCCGTGAAGGTCCAGCCTGCATACTCGCCAAGCTCTGCAAGTGGTGTAGAGCCATCCGACCCGCCGGTGTCGGGGCGCACGGTGTCGCCGGAGATCGTGAACGGTAGACCCTTTAGCCCCGTCGTCAGATCAACGTCTGCAAGCAACACGTCAGGACCAGTGCCCGGCACGCCGTAGACTTTCACGTGACCTACGTTGCAGTCGAAGCCGGCCACCACAAGAACATCCGTCTGGGTTGCAGAGTCGTCGCCGCCGTTTGCATCGTATGTAAATGTGAGTTCCGCCGTGTCCTCTGCTATGAAACCCGCCGAGGTTCCGCCGCTGGAGAGTTGCACCACGCCGGTAGGGCTCTCGGCCGTCACGGTCCACTCGTCGCTGCGTGCCGTCGCTCCGTCCGCAGCAATCAAGGTGCCACCGGAGCCGATCGGGCTTGGTGAACTCGGCCACGCGCGCCCGTGCAAGTCATCCGGGTTCGTGTAGGCGTCGAGCAGTTGGCTACCGGTGTAGTTATCCCACACCATGCAGCGCCTGTACCACTTGCTTGACGCTGTGCCGCTCGTGACGTTGCCCCAGGTGAAGACGGCTTGAGTGCCCGCGCCCGCGCCGCCATCGGTGAGGCCGCCGGCAGGACCGAGCACCCACGCCTCTCGACCGGTCCACGTGGCCGGACGGTGGTATACGCGCACCTTGCCGTCGCCGATCGCGACTCTGATCTCCATCGCGCCTTGGAGCGTCGTGACGTCCGATCCCACCTGTGCGGCCGCATTCGGGTCGTACACCCGGTAGCCCGTCGAATCTATGCGGATCTCCACAGCATAGGAACTCGTCAGATCCTCAACCGTGAGCGTTCCGCCAATCACCGTGGACGTCAGCACGCCGCCCGACACCTCCTCAACCTCGAACTCTACGATCGCACCGCGCGTGGCCGTCGTTGTTGACGTCCCCGGCAGGGTATCCGTCTTGTAGATCGTGTTCGCCGTGGTGACGAAAGACCAGTCCGTATCATTCTGCGTGCTCGTGCCCGCGCCCGTGGTGCTCGTCAGGCCGTAGTCTTCAGGGTCGTCCCACGGCACCAGCGTATAGCCCCACGCCACCTGGGCCGTGTTGCCGTCAAACCGCCGGAACGGGGGCAAGGTCCAATTGCTAGGCCCCCCGAGGGCCAGGGCGTCCAGCGAGTCATCAAACCGCGCTGAGGGGCTGTCATGGTTGCACAGGACCACAAGCCGGCCGTCCTGTGCCACTAGGGCGGTAGACCGCGGGGTGATGTCGCCGTTATCCGAGCGCCACCACGTTGAGCCGTCGCCCGTGAGTAGGCTACCGACGCCGACGGGGTACCACGTCACGCCATCATCGTCTGACCGGTGCAACTGGTGGGAGTTGTCGAGCGCGCCCGTAGGTAGCCGACTGCTGATGTAGAGCGAGCCATCTGGGGCGTTGGCCAGCGCTTGATCGTAGTTGGCGATCGTCGATGGGCTGCCGCTGGAGGTTGCGTGCGCGTTGGTGGCGTCGATCGTGACCGGCGCGTGGTCGGTGAAGCCGTCGAAGGCGTTTTGCACCCGGGCGGCGTAGGTGAACTGGTCGGAGCTCGCGACCCATGAGACAAGGAAGGTGCCGGCGCGTGTCACGGTCACCTCGACACCGCCGCCGCCGCGTCGGGCTAGGGTCGTGTCTTCCTCGTCGGTGCGGGCGACCTCCCTGAACGAATAGCCGTAGTCGCTCGAGGCGTATTGCCTGATCTGATCGCGGTACGTCGATGGAGTGTCGCCACCGTCCACGAGGTGAACAGCGAGCATCACGCCGCCCTCACCTTGCGCGCCACGGATCGCCCGCATCGAGTAGTCGCCCGAAGCGTAGGAGATCGACTCAGGCAGACACGACGCCTTGCCCATGCTCCACGATGCGCCGCCGTCATCGCTGTAGTCCATTCGGATCTGCGCGAGTTCTGGCCCGGTGTCCGCATCCCAAGAGAAACAGAGCAGTCGCCCGGAATCCAGGCGGACCAGGCACGGCCGGTAGTCGACCGCAGGCGCCGCGCTGGGGCTATGCTGCCGGATGTCCGCCACCGTCCAGCCGCCGGACAAGTCCAGCAGGCCACACGTCAGGCGGTGCGCTGGGCTCACTGCGGACAGCTCCCGCTGATAGGCCACAGCAACCACGCCGTCAGAGCGGGTCAGCGCGTGTGGGTGCTTCGTTAGGTCCGTGGTCACACCGTCAGCGCTCACCAGCACCTTGCGCGCCTTGATCACGGGCTCCTCATGCCCGTACCAGTCGCCCGTACCGCCCTCACGGTAGACCATCTGCGCCGGCGACACACCGCCGACTAGGCCGCCCTCTTGCGTCATGAGGTTGATCGCCGTCGTGGGCGCCGTGGTGTAGCTCCGCACGCGCATCGTGCTGTCGTTGACCGGGGTAACCACGGGCCACGCGTTGGCCTCGGTGTAGGTGCTCGCCGCCGTGTCCAGCGTCAGGCGGTCATCTTGCAGCACGAGGCCCACGCCGGCCGACCATGTGAGTTCTTCGCCAGCCATCTAGGACCCCACTGATTGCGCCTTGCCGCGCCGGTTGCCGTTGAGTCTATCGTATCTGCGCGACCTTGATGCCTCGGCCTCATAGGTCCGGTTGTCGATCTGGATCATGAAGGACCCGCCGCCGGTGTCTCTTCGATCCCGCCGCCGCTGTCGTCGCGTGGGTCCGCCGCCGCTGCTGGACTCCGACGAACCACCGTCACCACCTCCGCCGCCCATGGCCTTGGTGAGTGAGGCGATCTGCGGTGCGATGGCCGCAACCGCGTTCGCCGCCGCGATGGGCCCAGCGAACGGGCCGCCCTCGGCGAACGCGCGGCCGACGGCGACGGCTTGATAGGCCACCGTCTCGAGCAGCTTGGCCGCCGCGATCTGCTCCGCGCTGGCACCAGCCGCAGCGGCAAGAGATCCGACGGCGGCGATCCCCGCGTTGGCGGCAGACATCCGGGCCTCTTTCAGTTCTTCTAGGTCCGCCAGCTCGCGCGACACCCGATCCTGCCGCGCTTGCTCTGCCGCGTCGGCGATCGCCTGCTCTTGCTCTGCCTGTTCGGCTGCAAGGGCGATCCCTTCCGCGATCTGATCCCGTCGCGCGTTGGCCTCTTCGGAGGCTTGATCCCGCAACAAGCCCGCGTCGGTTCGTGCCGCCGCTGCCGCACCCCGGTCGACCTTGGGCGCCCTTGACCCCCTGCCACCGGTCGCCGACCCCTTAGAGGCCGCCGCGCTCGATGGCGTCGCCTCCCACACCTGCCGCCACTCGTCGACCGATGACTGACCAGCCACACCGACTTTAGGGGCCAGTTTTTCAAGCTCTTCCCGCAGCGCCTTGGTTTTGGCCTCCGCGGCACCTACACCCGTCGCCCAGTCTGCCCACGCCTGCTGGGTTTCGTTGGACCCGAACGCGAATGCGAGCGTTGGCACGTACGATGCAGCCTCGGCAAGAGCGCCGATGAAGGTGTCTTTGTCCGTCGGGGATCCGAGCAGATCGGTCAGGGCTAGGATCGCCTCACCGAAGTTCCTGCCCGTGTTGACGGTGAAGGTGTCCATTTGCGTGGAGAGATCCGCCAGCGCTTGATCCCACCGCTTCGATGCGCCCGCCGAGGCGTCTACAGCGTCTGCGAGTTCCGCCGTCAGGGTGATCGACCGCTCAAGGGCTTGAGCGTCGACCGCCGCAAACGCCTTTCCGGCCTCGGTGCCGAACGCCTGAAGCCTCGCCGCCGCACGCTCTGTAGGGTCCTCGATGGCGGCGATCGTCTTGAGGGTGTCGCGTAGGATCTGATCCGCGGATCTAGTCTCACCCTCCACGCTCTTCATCCGGCGCACGAACTCACCGAGTGCGCCTTGTACCGCTTCGATCTTCGACCCGCCGCCCGCAAGCGCATGGTCAAGCGCCACCACCGTGGACGTGGCGAGGCCCGTACCCTCCGAGAGCAGGCCGATCTTATCGACGTATACCGACATTTTGTTAGCGACCGCCACCGCAGCGACGCCTACACCGACCACCGCAGCCGCAGCAGCAGCCGCAGCAACACCCGTGACGCCGAGCTTTGACGCCACACCAGACAACGCCGACGACGCACTAGCCGCCGCCGGACTGACCTTTCCTAGCGCCGAGGTGAAGGCGGTAGTGTCCGCAGCCGCACGCCGTGACGCCTCCGCAGCGACCGCCGCCGCCTTGGCCTCCTTGTCTAGAGCGCGCTTGACCTGACGCACCTCGGTGCGGGTGGCGCCCATGACCTCGGCCATACGCGCCGTCTCGCGCTTGAGCTTTCGGGTCTGCTCCAGCGCTTGCAGCATGTCGGCCGTGACTGTGATCTTTACTCTGCCGTCGCCGTCAGCCATCTAGACCCTCCAGTGTCTCTAGCACCTCCGCCACCGTCGCAACACCGAGTTCGCCTAGCGCGCGCTGCATCGCCTCTTCCATCTCTTGCCTGAGGATGATCGTCGAGAACACGAACATCGGCGGCATTCCGTCCCACTCGCGCACGTATCCCGCATACTGAACCGGATTGTACAAGGTCGCGCCGCCCTTGGCTGCAACGCGGTGATAGCCCGCAGCGGATCGGCCCCCGCCGTTCTTGCCCTTGTACGCCTCCGCGCGCAGCCTTGCCGCCGCAGAGTCGACCGCGTCGGCGATGCTATCGGGCACGACGTCGCCGACGTTCTTCGCCGCACGCTTGAACGTCGAATCGACCTTGTACCCGGCCGCCATCAGACGATCCGCGGTGGGCGTGGTGGGATAGGTCGTCCTGCCTCACGCTCTTTCTTTGTCCGCGGATCCCGCTCAGCGTAGTAATGAGCCAACCGGAGCACGCGATCGTCGTGCTCAAGTGCTGCCCATTGTGCTAGCGGATCCTCGTTCAAGCCCCACTCCTTACAGACGCTCAGGACGTCGGCGACGCTTCGCCCTGAGCCTCGGAGAAATCCGCGGCATCGCTGGCCTCTGCGGCAGGGACGTCAACCTCAGCGCCCCCGGTCACGAATTCCCACGCAACGTTGCTCGCCTCGAGCACTTCGCTGTACGGTAGTTCCATGTCCTCCAGCAGCGCCTTGAGCATCGCCACGCCGGTTGCTGTGACGTCATACTCACTCGCGCGCAGGTCGGGCCGCCCCTTTGCGCGCGGCCAACACGCGGCGAGGTAGGCGGCGCAGATCACCACGCCGTTCTTCTCTGTCGATCCGTACCGCAGACACATGATCTTATGCCGCGCGGGCATCGCCAGCTTGATCGTGTTGCCGTTGATCTGCACAGTCGCCATACGCACCTCCGTACCGAGCCCTGACGCCCTGGTAGCCTCACCATAGCACCGGCATGGGCTGCGGACACCTGCCTACCCGGTGGCGCGCGTCAGGGGATAGGAGGCGCGAGGGGTAGACGGGAGCCCGCAGCAGAGGACTAGGGCAGCCACGACGGCGCGGTGCGGCTGGCGCCATACTCGGCCGCCACGCACTCACCGTCCATGAAGGTGCGCCCCTTGGAGCGGACCGTGAGGCTGATCTTCTGCGAGTCGCCTTCGGAGTCGTCCACGTTGAAGGCCGTTACCTCGCAGTCCTCCAGTGCCAACTTCGCCGTCGCCGCGTTGGGCAGCGTCGCGACTTGATACATGTGCAGGTGGGGGATCGGGCTGTTAGCGTCGGTCAAGACGCGCGACGCGTAGGAGCCGCCAGAGGTGCCGCCGATCAAGTCGATCAGGCCGTCCTTTGCCGATCCGGCGTACGAGCCATCGACGTAGAACGTCAGCGTCGCTTCAACGTAGGTGCGTTGGCCCGGGATGGTCGAGAGGTGCCGGCCGCGTGCTTGCAGGTCCTTCGACTCGTTGAGGTAGTACTTGAAGCCGCTCACCGTGACGGAGCCCGTGAGGGTGTACACCTCGTACTCAAGCGGGGTCGTGGGCGTGTCGTCAATGAACGTCAGCACGCTGTAGTCGTATGCGGTGGTCTCGACGGGAAGCGTCGGCATGGTCCCTCCTAATTAGGATCCGGTGGGCATCGCCCGCCGAGAAATGGTGTTGATCTCCCCGATGAAGTACCCGCCGTCCCGTTCGAGGGCTACGGGCTCACCGGCAAAAGTCATCTGATAGGTGTGCGCCCACGTGTGTTTGCCACACAGCGCGGTCCTGATCTGCGCGGCGAACGCCAGCGCGTCACCCTCGGATGTCGACGGCGACACGACTGCGGACGTGCGCCAGCGGATCGAGAACTCCCGCACGACCATCAGGTACTCGCGCTGCCGTCCTGCCGTGGGTGGGCTCGTCGACACCGGCACGACCTCCGCAGACTTGTGCAGGCTGGCCGACGGCATCGGGGCGCCGACGTGGGGATAGACCGTGATCCCCGATACCTCGGCCTCAAGGCGCGCGCGGATCGCATCCAAGATCACCGAGGTTTCGATCCCCGTGTTGACAGGCGTTGTCATGAAAGCCGCCCGCGTTTCCAGAAGCCGTCTTGATCGCTCGCCTCAGCCGGCAACGTGTCGACCGCGCCCGATTGATCCTCGTCGACCAGCATCGGCCGTTCAAGTAGGCTCATCACCTGCTCGAGGTACGCGGCGCCGGCGTCCTTCCATTCTTGGGACATCCCCGCCTCACCAGCCTTCATGTAGCGGATCGCAGCCGCCCACGTCTTGACGGGCTCAGCGAGCTGGCCGGGGTCCATCAGGCGGTTGACTTTCACGCCGCGCTTTTCGAGCTCACGCTGTAGACGCTCCCACGCCTCCGCCAAGTCTTCGATCCGGTCGGAGCTCGTGGCGCCTAGCGTAGACTCAAGGTCTGGATAGTCAAGCAGGACCTCAGCCGTCGTCGCGGGGCAGTAGACTGCGCGGGCCTGGAATCGCACGGCGCGTACAGACTCGACGACCACGCCGCCGATCGTCAGTCGCCACACCGCGTACCATGGCACGTCATCCAGCGCGGCCGATGAGGTGCCAGCGCCGAGTACGGTTGCCGATGCGGTCGCCGTCGGGGCATCCCACGCGCCGGTGTAGGTGCCGATCAAGGTCGACCCGTGGTAGACCTTGACCTCTGTTGCAGTGACCGTCGGGGCAGACTCATCCGCAGCGACTAGAAAGCGCTGTGTTACCGCCGCGTCGATCCCCTTGAACAGGTCGTGGGGCAGCGGATCCGGTGCTAGGTACGTCACTTCTTGCGCGCCCGCTTGCGCGCCGGCTTGGCCTTGACCGCAGCGGCAGGCTTGACGGGGGCAGGCATCGGCGCCGCGGCCGGCTTGGCCTCGGGTGCAGGGGTCAACAGCGCTTCGATGCGCAATAGCGCCTCGAGGATCTGCCGGTCGTAGCGTTCCGCCGTCGTCTCGGGGGTCCGTTCAAGCAAGGTCGGGTCGTTCATTCAGTCCATCCATCGGCGCTGGGGGTGCGGCTGCTGATCACAGTGATCGAAGGCAGCCGGGCCGTCGTGGCGTACGGCGCATATCGGTCCGCGATGGCCTGCCAGAAGTCGCCGGCCTTGGTGTCGTCGATCGATCGAGACTTGCCCTGTCCAGATTCGGTCCGGCTGGACCCGTGGCGGGCGACGTGGGCCACCATGCCCACGGCCAATTCATAGCAAGCACCCTCAACGCTGCCTTGCGTCGACAGTGCCGCGTCGATCTCATCGTCGTCAAAGTGCGCCGTCTTCTTGCGTGTGTCCGCAAGGATCAAGCGTACGCGCCCGCGGTCGGTGCTCGGCTCGTAGGTGAATGACGACATGAAGACCCCTTGGGATGAGCGGCGAGACGCGCCCGCCGCTCAGGCTACCACCTAGCTGGCGGCCTTGTTGTTGCAGAAGTCGTACCGCACGTTCTTGACCGCGGCGCCGAAGTTGAACTCGGCAAGCAACTGCCACTGGCCCTTGAGGTCATCGCGCACGAGCTTGATCCGGGGCGCCTCATCGAAGCAGACCACACCGCGACCACGCTGCGACACCCACCAAGCCGCGGCAGACGCGGTATCGGTCAGGGCATCCCACACAACCAGATCGAGCGCGCCGCGCACGACGTTGGCGTCGTTGTTCTGGCCGCCGGGCAAGAGCACAGACTCCAGCACGGTGCGCGCGGTGAACTCCAGCTCAGGCGGAACGATCAGCGTGTCGGGGCGCAGTCGGATCCGCTGGCCGCGCTCGTCCAGCGACAGGCCGGTGCGGATCTCCGTTAGGGTCGTCTGAAGATTCGCCGAGGTCAACGCACGCGAGACAGCGTGGTTGCTCATGGTCGTGCTCGAGCCGGTCAGCGTGTGCGCGGTGTCGAACCATGGGAGGCCGTCATAGACGTACTTAGGGTGCGGATCCGCACCGTTGACCCACCGGCCGTCGAAGTATTCCAGCGAGCCCGCGGTCAGGCTGCCCTTTTGCCACATGCCAGCGACGTGATCATCCTTGTCGAGCCCCGCCGATTCGCCGAAGTCCATCGCGAATTCGCGGATCATGTTGGCGATCTGCCCGGCGCTGGACCCCTCAACAAGCCGATCGGGCAGGTCAAGGCGTCGGCCGTAGGGCTGGATCTTGCAGTACCACGTCGGGCCCTGCTCAGGGTTGTCGGCCTCGATCTCCGCGCCGTCCTCGCGCTTCTTGAAGCGGCCCGCGCCTTGGATCACGGTGCCGTTCTTGCCGTACAGGTTGGTCTCACTGACCGGGCGCACGTCGCAGAGGGTCTGGTACATCTTGGGCTGAGCGTCGTACTGCTCGAGCATGACGGTTTCGGCCTTGGCGTCGTTTGCGATCAGCGCCGGAACTTGGGTGATATCCACGATGGCCTCCTAGGCGCGCTTGATGTAGATCTTGTTATCGTCGACTTCGCACTGGACGACGAGCAGATCCGCCGTCGTGGTGCCGTCGATGTCGACCGAACGCGCGTCCGCACCGACGTCAAGCGCCGTGAAGTTCAGCGCCTGCGTGACCGAGCCCGCATCGGGGCCGACCTCATAGACGCTGTCCTTGCTGACGTCGACGAGAACGGACGCCTCACCGTCGGCGCTAGGGCTCGACACCGCCTGCATGGCGAAGCCGATCACAGCCTCGGCGGCGGCGTCGACTTCCTTGGCGTATCCAGTGGTGCCACCGGACATCGTGATTGCGTCGCCAACCTCGATGTCCGCGGACGTCGAGTCAAGCGGAACCAGAGTGGGGTTTCGCACCCCACGGCGGTACTCAAAGCTCATTGGGTGCCTCTCGTGGTAAGCGGCACCGAGGCGCCGCGGTTACTTGCGTGGGTCCTTGCCGCCATAGCGGTCGTTGAACCATTTCCGGCGCATTTCGCCGTCGGGGACGTCCTTGTACAGAGCTCCGCCGTCGCGCTTGCGTCGATCCGCCTCCGCTGCAATCCATGCAGGGACATCGACGCCGTGCCGCTCTTGCTTCGACCGGGTGCCCTTGGGGCGCTCTTCGACGGCGACGAACCGATGCAGCCGTCCGCCTTCCGCCAGCTCCGAGTCAAGGAACGCCGCAAACTCAGGGCGATCGTCGGCTGGCGTTGACTCGTAGACGTAGTGCGCGAACCCCGCCGCGTCGTCGGCCGTAAGCCCACGGCGCGCGAGAATGACGTCACGTTCAAGCTTTGCCGCCCGCGCGTCAATGGCAGCACGCTCAGCGCGTTCTTGCGCAAGAAGCGTCTCGAATTCGCCGCGCTTCTCAAGGTCCGCGCGCTCGCGTTCGGCTTCCTTGCTGCGGTACGCCTCGAGTTCACGCTCAGCGGCTTGTCGCTTGCGTCGCTCGTCTTGCACGGCTGCAACTGACACCGTCTTGCCGCTGTCGCCTGCGTTGCCTTGGTCGCTGCCCTGATCATCCGCGTTTTCTTGCCCCGTGGTGGTGCCTTCGTTCTCTTCCATCGTGATGCTCCCTCGCCCGTGAAACGGCGGCGGCCCGTGTTGCGTCCGATGCTGCTAGGCAGCTTGAGGGCCCGACGGCGGCCCTTTTGGGTGCATCTCTGTTGTACTGCAAGTACTACTCTCCTGCAACCCCCTGAGGCTGCAACGACTCGGCGAGGACGACGGCCATTTGCTCGCCGATCTCACCAAGCCTTGCCGCTAGTGCGGCGTCGCCCGCGGTGACCGCCCTCTCACGCGCTAGTGCGAGCTGCTGAGCTGCTAGCGGGAGCTTGCCCAACACGTCGCCACCGCCGCCGCCTGCTGCCTCTTCTTGCAGCCGTGCCGCGTATTGCACTGCGTCGATCTCTTCGTCGATGAGGCCGATCGCCTGCATCTGCCTGACGCCGTCCTCGCGCAACATCAACCCCTCACGCACCGCCGTGCTTACGTGCGTGACGTGTTGGGCGCGGTCGATCGGCAGCGGAGGCGGCGCCATGATGCGGAAGGGGTCAGACCCGCCCGCCTTGACCTCGGCGTCCAGCATCACCGCGTAGCCGGTCACCTGGGCGATCACCGCGTTTACACGGGTCTGGGCGTCGATCATCTTGCGCCGGAATTGATCCGCACGGAACTCCAGAGCTCTACCGCTCGTGTTGGCGCCCGTGCCCGACAAGATGAACTCAGGGACGGTCCCCCGCACGTCCTGTAGGTAGCCTTGAGTCATCTCCCACAGCGGCTGAATGCCGGCTAGTGCCGGCTCAAGGTAGGACAGTTCGCCCTTCTCTGGCAGCATGAAGGCCCGTCCCAACTGCTCGAAACCGTCGCCACCGAGGCGCGCACCCTTGGCCACAATGTGTGGGTGCGCGTAGCGTTCGGAGATCGCCCGCATGTGCGCAACCATCGAGTCCATAGCGGCCATGGGCAGGTCAAGCCCGTGCCCGGCCCATAGGCTATGCTCTGGACACCCCACGATCTCCGTCATGCGCAGGTGACCCACCGGAGGCACGCCTAGCCCGTGCTTGCCGCTTTCCCCGGTGATTTCAACGGGCACGCCGTCGCTGCCCATCTCGGTCACGATGATCTCGTTCGCGGTGATTACCCGCTTGTAGACGTGGAGCGCTCGATCGCCGTTCGCGTCAGGCTCGCCGAAGTATTCGATCTGCACCGTCAGCGTTTCCAGCGTGATGCCGTCGGGCATATATTCCGGCGTGCAGTGGCGAGGGTCGTAGGCCACGAGCCGAGATCCGCCGTCGAACCGCACCGCCTCAAGCCAGCAGTCGCCCATTTTTGCCGCCGCTCGGATCCAGGCCGCCTTGTGCGCCTGTAGACCCGACCGCTGCCACACCTGTTGACCGGCCCGTAGTGTAGAACTGTCGACGCCGGCGAACGTCTCCAGCGACCACCTACCGCCGCTGAGCGCATAGGTGTCGGTGTCGACCACAAACTGTGCGTCCCGGTTCAGGCGCTGGGCCATCGCTAGGATCTTCCCGTCGGTGTCAACGGCCTTGAACAACCGCAGATCCTTGACGTCGTCATTTGTGTACGGCTGCCCCGCGTACCAGTCAAAGAGCCAATTGTACCGCTCGCGCCAACCTTGCTCGGTGCTGGGTAGCGGGTTGTGAGCCTGCCAGCGCCAGTGGACGTCAGACGCGCCCCGCGTGGTGGGCTTGATCGGGTCGGGGTCGATCGTGCTGGAGCCTGACCGCAGGAACGAGAGCAGAGACATCAGATCTCCTAGAAGAAACGGGCGGCGCTGCGCACCTTGACCATGGGTGCTGCTACCTTATCAAGCACCCACAGGGCGCGCTCTACAGCGTCGATCCCGTCATCATTCCGGCCGCCCGGGAAGTGCCTGTATTGCTCGATCACAGCGCTAGGCACGCCGCCGCGCACGAGCATCACAAACCCGTTCTCCAGGCCCGGTTGACTCTGCGCGATCCGGTTCGTTTTGTCGCCGGTGGTCTTGTGGCCGGTGATCCGCAGCCGCGGGTTACGTCGCTGCTCGGCTGCGAACTGGCGCAGGAATTCGGCATCCTCCTCGACCGTGCCGGTGTTGTTCTCGTAGTGATACTCGGCGAACGGGAATCGCCGCATGAGGTCAAACAGCACGTCCCACTGATCCTGTGGCGAGCCCTTCACCAGCTTGACCTCGCGCACGTACTTGCCGCCGTTGAGGCCCTTGTGAACCACGGCGAACGCGCCGGAGTCCTTGCCGGTTGCCTTGGCGTTGTAGGGCTTCGGGTCCCACCAGACCACCGTACGCGCCGGCGTGAGGTCTACCGTCTTGTCGTCGTGCGTCTCGATGGTGTTGGCGTCCGTCAACACCACCCACTTGAAGCGGTCAACGTTGAAGGTCAGATCGTCCGACTTTCCGGGTTCGTTCTGCTTTTCGTTGAAGAACGAGCGCGAATCGGCCCAGTATTCGCACATCAGGTCGAACAACGAGAACGCCGGGTGATCTGGCCACAGCAGCACCGCGCCGGCGTCCAGCTCTGCGCGTCGGGCTTCGTACGCCTCACGTGCCAGCCGCTTGCGCTTACGGGCGCCGCCTAGCGTGAGGTCCGCCCAGATGGCGCGGATCTGCTCCCACCCCGTTTCCAGCGCGTCAGGCCACTCGACGATCGCCTGGTAGGTCGTGCCGTCCCAGTCGGGCGACCTCTCAGGATCCATCTTGCGCGCCAAGACTGAGTCAGGGTGCAGCATCGTGCCCACGAAGCGGACCTGAGTGTAGGCGTCGCCGCTCTTGACGATGTCCGCGTCGATGAATGATTCGTCCTTGTCGCGCTGGCGTGGGTTCATGACCCGATCAGACCGCTCGGCGTCATCGAGGACCCACAACGAAAACCGCTTGCCGGCGTGCTTGTGGCCACGAACCGCGCCGCCCATCGAGTACGCTTTAACCCGCGTGCCCTGGCGCACTGGCGAGGACGGGCACCGGAACACAAAATCGGTCTTAGTGCCGGTGATCTTGAACGGGCCATATTGCGCGTGGAGCTCTGGATAGCCGTCCGCGTCCTTGACCACATCATACAGGTCCTTGACCAGCGATTCAGACAGGTCGAACGATGTTGAGATCAGGCCGATGAAGATCTCCAGCCCGTAAACCAGATCGTGGATGCGGCTGGCGAAGCTCCTGATCGTGCTCTTGGCCGACCCACGCGGGGCAGCCTCGGCCGTCTTTTCGGGCTCCGTGCGCTCCGTCCACGCCCGCTTGTCCTCGTCGAACATGTTCTGGTGCAGGCCGGAGAACGGCGAGCTGAACCGATCGGACAGGTACACGATACAGAACGCCTCGAGGTCGTAGCGGCACCGATACCACATCACAGCGTCAAACTCGGCAGGCGTCGCACCGGCTAGGTAGCTCTGCACCAGCACGTCAAAGGGCAGCGCCAACAGCAGCGGGTCGACGCTCGAACGCGCAAGACCGATCACTCGTCACCCCCCTCGGTGGCGATCTCAGCTCTGATCTGCTCCATCGCGCGCCGCCGGGCCTCGTGTCGAGCTCTACCGCCCGTGGCCGCGTAGTCCTCGAGGATCTTGGCCTTCCGCGCCTCGTGACTGGTCGACGACTCGTCTTCTTTGGCCTCAGGCCGCAGTGCAGCGACAAGCGAGAAATTCGCCGGATCACGCCGCTCAAGCAGCCACGCGCCGACGACCCAGTTTTCCTCTGACTGCTCATGCATTCGGCGCAGGATCCGCCCCTTGCCCGCCGCCTGGGCCGCAAAGACCTTGCCCATCAGCGTCGCATAGGGCTCCTCACCGCGCTTCGCCGCCGACCGCCAATAGCGGTAGGTCCGATCGGACACGCCAGCGACCGCGGCTTGATCCGCCCACGGCAGGAACGAGCGCGCCGCCTCGATCAAGATCGCCTCGCGTCCTGGGTCCAGCAAGTAGGGCCCGCGCTTGCCGTTGTCGTTGCTCAATCAGACCTCGTTTTTTCAGGGGCAGGTTCATCCTACCCCAGCACCGGCGGCGTGTCACCGCGATCAGAGTACGGGACAAATTCTGTCCGCCGATAGCTACCTAGGGCTTTCGACATCGACACCGTCATAGACGCGATCCTTTTTTAGTTTCACGCAATATTGGGAGG